TCACGGTGACACCGATGCAGCCCGTGAAAAGGGATAAGTTGATGGACGCAAAGAAAAGGGTCATTTGGCGGGGAAGTCAAACGCACTTGGAAGACCTTGCCACGGTTAAAAACTTTTGGGTTGAGTTGCAGAAAAACGATAAGGTTGAATTAGGAATGGTCGGATTAGCTGATTGGCTTGGCAAAACATTGTATCCCAAAGCAATTATTGTGCCGTGGAACAATTCCTTATTCCAGTATTTTGAAATGGTGAAGAACTCAGCGCCGCACTACGGCGTATTCCCGTTGACGAACGACAATTTTAATCAGGCAAAGTCAAATAACTTTGCGATGGAAATGTTGGTTGCGGGTTGTATTTCCTACGCGCCTGAGGAGATAAAGGAATTTAACATTGCTGGGGTGCGCACATACAAAAACGAATTGGATTTAATCCACAAATTTACTAAGGCATTGGATAAAGATGATGCGTACTTTGTTGACTTAGAGGCTGGGCGCAAGTGGTTGCAAGAGGAAAGGGACTTAAAAAAGATAAATATTTTAAGATTGGCAATAATGGAAAGTATATGAGCAAAAAAGAAAGCACGGTTGAGGATTTGTATAATTTGCATAAGTCTGGGGGAAATGAACCACAATGCTCAGGTGGTTTTTATGACTCTGAACAAGAAAGACGGTGGAAAGAAAGGGCGGCTGAAATTAATGCACAAAGGCGGTTGGAAAAGAAAATTGAAACAAAGATTTACAAGCGATTAATTAAAGAGTTGCTAAAGAAAATATGAAGCTAAAAGATATTAAACCAAACCCGAACAACCCACGCGTCTTAAGGGACGAAAAGTTTCAAAAGCTAAAGCAAAGTATCACGGAGTTTCCTAAGATGCTTTCGCTTCGCCCAATGGTCATTGACGAAAATAACGTGGTTCTCGGGGGAAACATGAGGCTTAGGGCTTTGCAAGAACTTGGTTTCACGGACGTGGACGAAGCATGGGTAAAGCGAAGTAGCGACTTAACCGAGGAGGAAAAGAAGCGGTTCATCATTGCGGACAATGTAGCCTTTGGCGAATGGGACTGGGATACACTTGCGAACGATTGGGAGGTGGTAGACTTGGAAGCGTGGGGCTTGGAGATACCGCAGTTTGAAAATGAGGCTGAGGAACTTGAGGCAAGTGAAGACGATTACGACGTTCCCGAAGGGGGCATTGAAACGGATATTGTCATTGGTGACTTGTTCGAGATTGGGGAGCATAGGTTGCTTTGTGGGGATTCAACGGACTTGGACGCCGTGGCGCGGTTGATGAATGGGGAAAAGGCGGACATGGTATTCACAGACCCGCCGTATTTAATGGATTTTACAGGAGGTATTCACGCAGATGGAAGTAAAAGTTATAATTCAAAACACGGTGGCATAAAAAACGATAAAATGTCAAAAGAAGATGGATATGATTTTCTTGACGCTATTAATTCAAATATTCAATTATTTGTCAAAGGTGCATTTTACATTTGTTTTTACAGATTAAAATTGGGTGAGTATTTTGAGAGTTTAAAAAGAACTGGATTAGAGGTTAGGGCACTAATAACTTGGAATAAAGGGAATCATACTTTAAGTAATTCTGATTACATGTCGAAGTGTGAGCACATTTTTTACGGATGGGTAAGTGAACATAATTTTTACGGTGGAAATAATGGAATGGATATCTGGGAAATACCAAGAACTAAAAAAAACGAATTACACCCAACTATGAAACCAATTCCTCTGTGCGAAAAAGCAATAGAAGACGCAAGTAAAATAAATGACAAGGTCTTAGACCTCTTCCTCGGTTCAGGCTCCACCATGGTTGCCGCGCACCAACTAAAACGCAAGTGCTATGGCATGGAACTTGACCCAAAGTATTGCCAAGTTATCATTGACCGCATGAAGAAACTTGATTCAACATTGATTATTAAACGCAACGGAGTAGTTATATAACCATGAGAACAAAGACCAGCGATAATTGGAATTTTAAAGCAGGCACTTGGGATGCATTGAAAACAAGTTACATTGACTTTGAAGATTATCCTCTCATTGGTTCTCAGATTACTATTGAGCAGCAAACAGAAACAATCTTGTGCATCGAAACAAAAAATATTAATGAAAATTGTTTGATTAATATGTTTGTCGATGATTATCGCCTTGAGCGTTACTGGAATAGAATAGATTATTACGCTAATATATTTAAAGCAGCCAAATACGTTATGACTCCTGACTTTTCTGCATTGGTTGGAATGCCAGAGGACATGATTAAATGGAATATTTACAGAAGTAGGCTAATAGGTCACGTTTACGAAAAATATAAAATAAATGTAATTCCTACCATAACTTGGACAAATTCAGAAAGTTATCCATATATTTGTAAGGGAATTAAACCTAAAAGCACTATTGCCGTTTCAAATATAGGCGCAAGAACTGACAAGGCGATAAGTATTTTTAACGCTGGGCTTCAAGAGGTTATAAAGCAGATTGAGCCAACGCAAGTAATTATTTGTTCAAACAATAAATACAAAGATATGTATCAAGACGCACTTTATTATCACATTAAACCTTTTTGGAATGGGAGGGCGTAGTGGACAATCAACAGGAGGAGGAGGAGGTCTTGGAAAGACATTTGCCTATGCGCCCAGCGACGCGGATGTTCCAATAAGTGAATTGGGTGACATTGATGACGATTATAGCTTTTATAAAATTAAAGGAAGAAGTGATGAATCAGTACAAAATTGGGAAAAATTTGTAAATACCTACACAAAACATGGGTATAAAGTGAATAGTAAAATAATTGATGATAATTTAAATGCAACTGATATTAAATACATTAAAGGATTAAATGCTTCATTAGATAAAATTGCATCAACAGAAGGAACATTTGAAAGAGGGATGAAGCTAACACAAGGGTCAAGAACGGAGAAGTTGGTGAATAGCTTGCTTAATAATGTAGGTAAAAATATAACCATGACTACATTTTTAAGTACGTCCTCTGATAAAGCTACTTCTAAAAGTTTTGGAACTACTGGCGGTACTCCTGTATTATTTACCGTAAAAGGCAAGAATGGTAAGTCGGTTGAAAGTTTATCTAATTATTCAACTGAAAAAGAATTTATGTTTAAAGCTGGGTCAAAGTTTAAAGTGAACTCGGCTGTAAAAGAATACGACGCAAATTTTTCAAAAGAAATTTACAAAATATCATTAACAGAAAAACCTTAATATTATGGCACTTGAAAGAAGAAACAACGACGATGGCTTTGGCTTTACTTATGATGACGATAAGAAGTCACCTAAAAAGAAAACTGTAAAACAGGAGAAACCAAAAGAAACAAAGCCAGCGCCTAAAAAAAAATAACAGACGAAATACAGACGCATGGCTTTTCCGCATGATGGTAAGAAAATGAAGAAGGGCGAAACATTGAACCCCAACGGCAGACCTAAGAAACTCCCAGCCCTTGACCTTATCATGGCAAATGTTATGGGGCAAGAAAAGGACGGCATCACGGCGGCTGAGGCAATTATAATGAAGCTCAGGGAACAGGCGGCAAAGGGTGACATTAGAGCGGCTCAATTGCTTTTAGACCGTGCCTATGGCAAAGCAAAGCAAGATATAGACATTACAACTCAAGGTGGCAAGGTGACCGTGCCAACAATTATATTTACTAAAAATGAAGATAGAAGTCAATGAGATTTACGAGGCGCTTTGGCAACCCAAAACCCGATACTTTATTATCACGGGTGGACGTGGTTCAGCCAAATCGTTTACTATTGCTCTTTGGGCTTGTAATATGCTATTATACAATAAAGACTGGAAGATACTTTATACGCGATATACGCTTTCATCGGCTAATATATCCGTTGTACCAGAGTTCCGTGAAAAAATAGATTTGCTTGGCGTTGGCGATGAATTTAAAATGGCAAATTCATTGATAAGCCATAAGGTAACCAAGAGTGAAATAATATTCTCAGGAATCAAGACAAGCAGCGGAAACCAAACGGCAAAGTTAAAATCGATACCAGCGTTAAATGTTTTTATTGTTGACGAGGCAGAGGAATTTATTGATGAAAATGATTTTAATACCATTGACGAATCGATAAGAATGCCAAACGTACCTAACCTTGTAATCTTGGTGATGAATCCTCAGGACGTGGAGCATTGGATTTGGAAGCGCTGGTTTGAAAAATCCCATGTTATGCGAGACATTGAAGGACAAATGATACCAATAAGCACACACCCAGAAATCACGCATATACATTCAACCTATTTAGACAACAAACAGAATTTAGGCGCTGACTATTTAATGAAAATTGAAAACATTAAAAAGCAAAACATTGAGGCATACGCGCATAGATTCTTAGGTAAATGGTTGGATAAAAAGGAAGGGGTAATATATCCTAATTGGATTGAAGGCGAATTTGATTCAAGCCTACCTTTTGCCTACGGGCTTGACTTTGGCTTTTATCCCGACCCCTTGGCATTGGTAAAAGTTGCGGTTGACAAAGGGGCAAAGAAAATATATATGCAAGAAGTCATTTACAAGCAATCACTTAGCTATGAAAACGTAATTGATAAAATGAACAACTTGGTTCAAGTTAATAGCATGATTATCGCAGACACCAGCGAACCCAGATTGGTAGATGCATTACAACAAAAAGGGTTAAACATCCACAAAGCGGACAAGCACGCTGGGTCTGTTATTGAAGGAATAAAGAAAATTTTGGATTATACCATAGTTGTAACACCTGAAAGTTGGAATGCAAAATACGAATTAAGGAATTACATTTGGAACGATAGAAGAAGCAGCACGCCAATGGACGCAGATAATCACATTTGCGATGCCTTCCGTTATGCGGCGATGCGTTTATTAGAAGGCAGCGATTTATTGGCTTACAATTAAAATAAAAAGATATGACAGATAAAGAAAAGGCGGTTATCATTATTGACCTTATCGAAAAGGTTACGCAAGAAATAATTGATAAGCCGCAACACCGAAAAAAATACTTGCAGATGCGCGGACACCTTGAAAAAGCCGTGAAGCTTACAGGCAACGGAATCAAAAGGGAATGGTCACGACCGCCCAGCCTTCCAATTTTCCAGCATGAAAAGGGAACGGCAAAGCCATTTGAACCCGAGACAAGCGGCGACGTATTGGCAGACAATTCACCCGAACCAACACGCAAAGGAAAGAAAAAGTAATGGTAATATTTAACATTGGAAATAAGGCGGTAAGGTATGAATACCCTGAAACGGCAGCGGATATAACGCTGGAGCAATATATTTATTTTATCAAATTCCTTTTGCCTCAGCACCCAAAAGCAGAACTTGAAGCGATTCAATACATGAATGAACGGGACACGGTCTATGAGAAAATAAAACCGTACGCACGGAAGTTGAAGGTTTCGACAAAGGACGAAAACCAAGCAACCGTTGTAAGGCAACTTAACACAATCCTCGAAACAAATGAGGTAAAGGACAACGTACGCCGTTTCCTTCCAGCCTTGATTACCCAATGGGAAACCAATAACGAAGAGTTACGGATTAGGTTAGAAATCATGGACAAGGTTTGGGAATCAAAGGAACGTTATCCGTACATGGCAAAGGTGGTAAGCTATTTTACTGGCATTCCCTTAGATGCTTGTTTTGGTAGGGTTGCAAATAGCTTAGAATTAAAATACTTGGTTTACATTTATACCAAGATAATGAACGCCATTAACACGCCCACGGAAACGACTTATAAGCAACTGTACGATTTTAACGGTAAGGTTTACACGTTGCCCGAAAAGTTAATGGAAAAGTCAACGCTGCTTGAATTTACAATGGCGGCACAATACGACAAGGCGGTTAAGCAAATACAAGGCGGTGAGGCTGAGGGGTTGCTAAATGTCATGGCGGTGCTTTTAAAACCATTGAACGAGGAATATAGCGACGAACTCTTTGAGCAAAATAAGATTGACTTTTTACAAATGCCTTTGCAAACATCGTTTGAGGTTGCTTTTTTTTTGACCAAGTTAAGCGAGAAATATACCTTAGGTTTGCAGACCTCTATGCTGCAAAGGGCGATGGAAAATCTCAATTAGCAAGCGAAAGATTAAATGAAAGATACGGTTGGTATCTGACAATTAAGAAAGTGGCTGAGTCTGGATTGTTTAATTTGAATGGATTTACCCCTATGGAATCAGCAGAAAAAGCAAAATTGTATCAAGTGTTTCAATACCTTGCAAGCAAAGCGGCAGAAGAAAAAGTTATCGATGATATATCTAAAAGCAAAAAATGAGTTTAATAGATTTAGCAAACATATTCGAGGCAGCCACAGATTCAGTAAACGGGCTGAACGGCTTTTCCTTCGGCTGGGCTTCCGACCGCGTCCGTTCGCAAATCTATACAGAAGAAGGCGAAAATAGTACAAACATATTCCCACGGGTATTCTTTGCCGTGCCAACCTTAACAAACAACCCAGTCACGCGGAGAGATACTTATCAAGTGACTTTGTTCTTTGATGACTTATTGGGATACAATGAACAAGGGGACGTTGATACAACTTTGCAGATAACAAAGTGGTCGAACCTGATTGCCTTTGCTGAAAAGTTTGTTTTGCATTTGACAACCACGAAAACAACGAATAGCATTCCCGAAGAAGTAAACTTAACCTTAGATTCCTTTACCTCGATTCAAAGATTAATAACGGTACAGGCGACGTTTAATATTTCAATCAAATCGGAATGTTAGAAGGATTACAAAAACTTGCGGACGATATAAGCACCTTAGCCATTGAAGTCATTGCGATGGAATGGCGGGCGCAAGGTCATGAGTTAACAGGGTCAGCGGTTAAGCAAATGGAAACGATGGTTAAATTTGAAATCAATACGCTTGTCATTGAGGGGCTTGTTCCCGATTACATGGCAATAAATAACTCAGGGGTCACAGCGGCACGGATTCCATATACACCCAATAGCGGGAATAAAACGAGCAAGTATATATCGGGTCTGATTGAATATGCAAAAAAACGAATGGGCAAGAGTGACAAAGAAGCCAAGTCGGTTGCCTTCGCGATTGCATCAAAACATAAACGGGAAGGAATGCCAACGAAAGCAAGTGCAAGGTTTTCAAGCACGGGCAGACGTACAGGGTTTATTGAAATAGCTTTGGAAAAGAATAGTCAAAAGTTTATAGAACTCATTGAAGCTTCGATAAGGTTCAGCGTTGAGGCAACGATTGAAAGTTTTTACAAATCAATATTGAATAGATGAGTTACACAATAAACCCAGATACATTATCAAGCGTTCTTTATCCCGTATCATTTAGGAATATTGAACCCTCAGCCGTGGTTCAGCAGCAAGTCGACGTTTACGTTGGTGGCACTTTAGCGGGGTCATTCTTAGCCGCACAAACGGGCACGTCTGGGAGTAGCGCCGTGTTTGATACCAATGTTCAATCGTTCCTTTACTCAGACGTTGCACCCGTCACGGGGTCAAAAACAAGCATCTTTGGAACGCTTGATACTTATTCCTTTACAACCAATACAGATGTTTTAAAATCAATTTACGCGGTGGCAAAGAATCAAACGGTTTCAACCGCTGGTTTTCTTATCACCGCAACGGCGGGACAATATAGCGCCACGGCTTACGTTATCCCGTCACAATTTTACGGGGACGATAACGACTTTAATCTAAGCGACTTTTATCAACCCTCAGCAAGTCCCTTTAGATTCCTTACCACCAACAACCAAGACAGGCGATGCAACACAGACGGAAATATATTTCTATCCTTTGTCGGTAAAGGGGTGAACGCTGGGAGAATTGTATTCACGGACAACGGGGGAACGACGGCTGAAAGTATCATTGACTTTGTAAACACAACCGCCAACAACGATATGTATTCCATTTCTGTTGGAGCGGCAAATGTTTTTGGAAGTACCGCCGTGTTTCACGTTGGCAACTTTCCCACATCGCCCACGGCTTACAATTATTATTCCGTTTCCGTTGGTTATTACGACGGGACATATACCGCACGGTCTGAGGTCATTGACATTAACCTTGAGCCAACTTGTAACGATGACGTTGAATTGCATTGGTTCGGGAAATATGGCGGGGCTGAAAGTTACCAGTTTAGAGGATTGATTCAAGACCTACAAAACTCCAATGCGGATATTATAAACATATCGCAGCCGTGGAACGTGGCAACCACACCACGGGCAAATAGTTATGATAAAACGATTATTAAGACCAATCAAAGAGTAAATAAGCGAAAGCAAATTAAATGCAACATACCGCACGAGGACGCCGTTTACGTTGCCTCTTTGTTTTATTCCCCTGAGGTGTACATAATCGAGGGCGGGAAATATGTAAACGTAACCATTTCTAATGCTGAGATATTGACAGACGATAACAGGGCAACGGATATCGAAGTTAACTTTGAAATTACTTACCCTAATAAACCAACCGCCCAGTTATGATAAAATTATTCATAGGCGGGCAAGAAGTTGATTTAAACCAAGACGAGGTTAACGTGACTATTGATTATTCAATTGAAAACCTTGACCTTGGAAATATATCGGGTGCGCACTCAAAGCGAAACGTCACCCTTCCAGCAACGAAAACAAATATAAGCATATTTCAAAATATAACCGATGCTGGGGCGATTGTTACCAGCGCTTATAAGTTACTATCGGCAAGGCTTGAAGCCGACGGCGTGCCAATACTTACGGGAAAAGCACGGCTTGAGGGTGCAGATTTACAGGCGATAAACTCAGGGTTCTTGGCATCAAGTTTCAAGGTCTCATTGATTGGAAACAACGCTGATTGGTTCGCGGACGTTGGCAATATATTAGTCAGGGATTTAGGGTGGGACGATATTGAAATAAACACGGCAAATGTAAAAACCAATTACGACCCGTTGACGTCTGAACATTGCTATATCTTGATGAAGTGGAAGGCGTGGGCAAACGAAACCTATATTGTTAATAATGAAATGACCCCAGCCATTTTTATTTGGCAGATATTGGAAAAGGCTTTTTCAAACAAAGGCTATCAACTTAATAGCATTTTTAAGACTGACCCGTTTAACCGTTTAATTATTCCAATGGGGTTGGAACTTGGCGCAGATTATCTTAAAGATTTTGTAAACCTCAGGGCGTCAATACCAAGTCCTGGATTATTTAGTGCTTTTGAGCCATCCCCAGTTCTTATAACATTTACGGACGAAACGACGTCGCCTAACTTTGACACGGGAGGCAACTACTCAAGCGGCGTTTATACCGTGCCAATTACGGCAACCTACACCTTAAAGGCTGAATTAAATATTTTAATTACCTTTTATACTCCTACGCCAACATCTGAATTATTAGTAGGCTGGGAAATAAACGGGATATTTGAGGAAGGGGAAGACCTATCACAAGAGGCAGATTTTGACGATTCAGTAAGCATTGAATTTTTAACGGATTTAGTTGAGGGTGATTTGGTTCGATTTGTTGTTATACACAATAACGCTGCGTTTAATATGAATCTAAACGGTTCAATAGATATCATTGGAAGCAAAGCGGTATTTGAAACAGGCAGAACATTTGACTTACAATACGTCATTCCTATTTCATGGTACGTCCGTGACGTGATTGCCGACCTTACTACGGTGTTTAATCTTGCATGGGAAACTAACGTACAAAGTAAGCAAGTTTACGCGTACCCGAAAGACGATTATACGATAAGGTACAGGGCAGATGCTACGGGAGCAATTAGCCTCACAACCTTTGAGGGGTTTTTCAAAGGCTCAGATAAATATGACTTAAACACCCGTGACCTTGATGGCTCAGAATTTCAAATCTTAGACGGATATAAAAGTAGTCAGGTATTGGCATACGCCACGGACGACGACACGACGAACAAAGAGGAAGCAAGGCGCGGGGTAAACATTTATTCGGGCGGCTACAATTTCCCCTCGGATAGATTTGACAACGGTGTTGAATTTATATATACAAAATTCTTTGCCAAAACCATACATATAAGCGACGTTGATATAACCAGCGGCGGTATTTACGGGGCGCAGATGCCTCTTCTCTTTGGCGATGATTACAACACGGTTACCGATGCTGAACCCAATTACAACTTAGCACCTCGTTTGCTTTATTACGCGGGAAGACGCAGCGGTTTAGATGGTTACATTCGTTTATACGACGAGGCAAGTTCAGCCGCCTCAGCATTTGATTTTCCAGCGGCTTTCATGGTTAATTACAATGACCCAAGCGGCGGGGATTTTAACCTTTCTTTTTCCGACGAGGTTACCAATTATACTAATGTAATGCAAGGGATTTTTAAGACTTTTCACTTGCAGACTTACAAGCGCATTGAACTTGGCAAGGTATATACCACGTTTGCCAAAGTAAAGCCAAAGGATATAACCCAGCTTTCATTTAGACGCAAGGGAATCATTGGTTCGTCGAATTTTATAATACAAAGTATTGAATACAACCCAAAGTCAAATAGTCCAGCCAAAACGGTTTTGCTTTACGATGAAAAGCCAAATGTAAATGACCTTACCAAAGTTTCAAATACAATTACCTTGGCTGGTTCAACGCCTCAATCGGGAACGGTCACAGGGTCGGGCAGCGGCTTAGTAGGGGCAAACGGGGCAACGGTGAATATTCAGTTGTCTTATACGCCGTTCATTAACTCAATGACAAATGTTTTAATTTTATCGCCTAACTCAGGAATCACTCAGGTGAGCAACACAAATGCAAATGTACTTGTATTCCAGAATGGTCAAAAGTTGATACCAACCATTCAATATATAATAAGCGGCTCAACCGTTGGAATCAATGTAAACACTCATTACGATGGGGCAAATTATGAAGTAGTTGTTAACGGCGTAACAAAAGGATAAATCATGGCAGAAAAGGTAATAGGTTTTAAGATACAGATTGAAGGTCTTGCGGGAACAATCGAAACGGCAACGGAATTAAAAAAAGCCATAGCGCAAGTAAACGCTGAGTTGAAAAAAACTGGCGATACTAATGAGATTAAGAAGTTAGAAAAACAACTTGTTGATTTAAAAGCCGCTCAATCTCTTGTCAATGACATAACAAAGGAACAAATAAAGTTAAGGAAGGAAGAACTTAATGCAACAGATAAATCAGAAGGGGCTTATCGCCGTTTGTCAAAACAATTAAACGACCAGCGTAATCGATACAAAGACCTTGCCGCAGCGGAACAGGAATCAACTCAGGAAGCTAAGGATTTATTAATTTCCATTGACGCCTTAGATAAAAAATTAAAAGGCATTGACGCAACCGTGGGACAATTTCAAAGAAATGTTGGCGGTTACACTCAGGCACTGGGTCAATTCTTCCCAAAACTTGGCGGAACGGTTGGTCAGGTAACTGGCTTAATAGGTGATTTGTCAAGTGGATTTGCAAATCTTAAAGGCGTGTCTGGTGGCATACCAAAAGGCTTAGGGGCTATTGGTATTGCCTTAACTGCCTTTCAAGGGATATCCTCAATTTTTTCAGATTTATCACAGGCGGCAAATGAATTAAGAAATGTCAGTAATAATATATCAAATTTTGTTCAAGTAACCGACGAGCAATTAACAAGTTTAGCGGTAAAGACTAAAACAATAGCTGACACTTACGGTAAAGATGTAAACGAAATATCAAGAGCAGCCAACACGGTATCAAAAGAATTAAACGTTTCTTTTTCTGAAGCTTTAGATAATATTGAAATTGGTTTTCGAAAAGGAGCAGACGCAAACAATGAATTTTTAGACAACCTTAGGGAATACCCAGCGCAATTTGCAGCCGCTGGTTTAAGTATTAAACAATATTTAGCCGTTGCTATTGCAGCAACAAATCAAGGTATATATTCTGATAAAGGTTTAGACGTAGTTAAGGAATTTGGTTTAAGAATAAGAGAACAAACCAAAACAACCAAAGACGCATTGATTGATGCTTTTGGTGAAGATTTTAGTAATTCTATATTTAACTCATTAAATGACGGTTCTATTTCAACGGCAGACGCTTTGGCAAGAATTACAGACAAAATGGGGGAAACTGGACTTGCTGGGAATAAATTACAAACGGTAATTGCCGACGTATTTGGTGCGGCTGGTGAAGATGCTGGTTTAAAATTTATATTATCATTAAAAGATGTAATTAAAAATTCAGCAGATGTTGATAAAAATTTAACTAAACAACAAAAAAGTACAGACGAATTATATAATGCTAATTTACAATTAGCCGAAAGTCAGGCTAAAGCAAATTTAGCTATTGCGGATACCTCAAAGCAATTAAGTTTAGCCACTACAAAAGCAAAAATTTATTTTAATGAAGTCATAGCAAGTGTATTTGCCGCAAATGATGCAGTTGATAAAGCAGCGCCAAAACTTGGGTCAGTTGCAAGCATGAGTTTTGGAAGTACAACTTTAGCAAGTATTGAAAGCAATATTAAACAAAGTGAAAGATTTGTAAAAAAAGTTGAGGACGATAGGAAAAAGAAAGCAAATGAGGCTGCAATTGCGGAACAAAAAATTAAAGATGCAAATAAAAAAGCACAAGATGATTTTAAAAAGGCACAACTTGAGAAAATTGCATTATTAAAAACGGAAGGCGGCATTGAAGCAGAGTTGTCAAAATTGCAAGACAAGAGAAAAACATTAGCTTTTGATTCTAAGCAATTTAAACAAATCGACATTGAAATTAAAAAACTTGAAAAGGAATTAGAAAAATTTGACCCGAAAGAACCCGCGGCAAAAGGTGGAGAAAAATTTGTTAAATCATTTGCTGAAGGTTCTCTTGCAGCCCTTGAGGAAAAACGCGGAGAATTACAAACGGCTTTTTCCAATGCCGTGGTTAGCTCAGATACGCAAAAAGAAATAGCAGTAAAATTAAACGAGGTTAACGCCCAGATTAAAACGGCGGTTGATATTCAAAACGAAATTCTTGGCAAGTCAGATGAGGAAAAGAAAAAAATTGCTATTGACAATATAAACCAGAATTTTAAAGTTGCGCAATCAGTTATTGAACTTGAAAGAATAAAATCAGATTCATCTTTAAGTGAAATTGAGGACATAAAAGAAAAGCGCTTTATTCTTAATGATGATTATAACGCTAATATCCAAAGATTAGATTCTTTATTAGCGCTTGAAAAACAAGGCTCAATAGAGGCTCAAAATATTTTAATAGAAAGACAAGCGGCTGAGGCAAATTATATTAAAAGCAAAGCAGATTTACAAAAGCAAGAAAAGCAAATATATGATAATAGAATAGCCGCAGAAAAGAAGTTTAGTCAAACAATCAAACAATTAGAAATTGATTCTATTAAAGATGAAACGCAAAGGCAAATTGCATCAATAAAAAATAAGTTAGACAATGACCTTGAAAACCTTGAAAAGGATAAGGATTTTATTTTGCTTGCAGAACTTGAAAAAGCAAAGTTAAGAAAGTTACTGATTGATAAAACAGATAAAGAAATACAGGCTATAATCGACAAAAAAGAACAAGACGAAAACACTAAAAGAAAAGAAAATGCTCAAAAATTAATTGATTCAATCGGCGATTCTATACTTTCGGTTACTGAGCTTATTTCAAGTTTCCAAAAGGCGCGCGCGGAAAAGGAAGCCGAGGCAATTAATGAGCAAATAACCAACACGGAAAATAACATTGCAGACCTTGAGGCAAAGGCAGAAAAAGCATCTGGAATAAGAAAGAAAAGAATTGAAAGGGATATTGCAAATCAAAAGATTTTACTTGAGCAACAACAAGCCGAAGCAGAAGCCATACGATTAAAGGCAGCGAAAGAGGATAAGAAGATTGCCATTATTCAAGCAATTATTCAAGGCGCTTTAGCGGTTCAAAGGGCGTTGGCTTCCGTGCCTTTCCCAGCAAATTTACTTGCAGCCATTCCGACGGGTATTGCAGCCGCCGCTCAGATAGCAACCATAGCAGCCCAGCCTCTTGCTGAGGGTGGCGTTGTAACTGGGCAACGGGTAAATCAAAAACAAAATATACCTACCCGTTCAAACGGTGATAACGTACTTGCCTATGTGAAACGTGGTGAGGTTGTGTTGAACCAACGCCAACAAAGTTTATTAGGCGGTTCGCCTACCTTTAGGCGTATCGGAATCAAAGGGTTTGCGGACGGTGGAATTGTCCCGCCAATATCTGCACCTTTATCAGCCATTTCAAGCGACAACGGGTTAAGCAAATACCTACAAGTAATTGAAGCAAAGACCGACGCTATAAACAATCGAATCGACCGATTGCAAGCCTATGTTGTTTCCGATGATATAGCAAGAGATTTGGCTGAAGGAAATAAGTTAAAAGTCAAAGCAACTTTATAAATGTGTAATTGTATGAAAGTAGATTCTATTTGGGCTGAACTGGCAACCCGTATCCCTGAGGAATATAAGACGCAAGTCATGGCAGCGGTGGACAGGACTTACCGTGTTTTATCCATTGACCCCGTGGATATGGATTACTTATTTCATATTTATAACAATTTTGTCAACCATTACGAACCCGAAAGAAGGAATTGCCCAGCGTGTCGGACAAAGGTAGTGGGCAAAATGAGGCAAATCGTACAATACTGGCGCGATGGAAACCAATAAAAGGGAAATAGACAAGCAATTATTAATTGAATTTCAAGAAAGCGTCTTGTATAAATTCAAAGCCTTATGCGAAAAGGACGGGATAACGCCCGACTTTTATACCCTGATTGATTTCCTTTTCCAAACCAACATTATAAAAGATTTAACCATTGCAAAGTTCATGGTAATGGAATTGTATCCAGCGGCATTGTTTGAAAATGAAAGCAAGATGAACGCCATTATGGATATAAGCATTAGTACGGGGTTGAGTGAAAAAACCGTGTACAACATGATTCAGCACCCTGAGTCGTTTGGCTATGGAATCAGCAAAAAAAGGAATAAGAAAAATTATAATAAATAAATTTACATCATGACATACGCTGACTACCCAGACACGGCAAAGAATAACGCAAAGAAAGCGTTACAACACAAGAAGGACAACGGCTCTTCGTGTGGCACGCGTGTCGGTTGGTTAAGGGCAAATCAAATCGCAAACGGCGAAGGCTTGAGCGAGGATACCGTGCAGCGGACATACTCATTCCTTTCCCGTGCAGAAGTCTACGACCAAGGCAAATACTTTGACGAAGACGGAAAAGAACTCTGCGGAAGCATCATGTATGACGCTTGGGGCGGTAGTGCGATGAGGGACTGGGCTGAGGCGAAGTTTAAAAAAATTGAAAGAGAAAAGGAAAGCAAAGCAATGGCGAAATTTAATATTGATATTTTAGGGGAAATTTCTGAATCTGTTAATTCGTACACAAAGGTACAAAGAGAAATTAGCAGCGCAATGGGTAAAGAATTAAACTTGGTTATTTCATCTGGTGGTGGCTCAGTCACCGAAGGAATGGCGATAGCTGATTTGATTACCAATTATCCCGAGGAAACCACGGCAACAGGAATCGGCTTGGTAGCAAGCATTGCAACGGTTGTACTGTTGTCAGCGGATAAAGTTAAGATGACTGAAAATGCTTTTATGATGATTCACCGACCTTGGAGTTACACGATGGGTAATTCCGACGAACTTGAGGCAACGGCTGAATTGTTAGACAAAATGGAGGCAAAGTTACTTGACATTTATGCGACATCGGTTAATAAGCGCAGAGGATATCAGAGCAACCTAAAAGAAAATATTACAAAAATGATGGCAGCTGAAACATGGCTGACCGCACAAGAGGCTTTAGAATTTGGCTTCATTGATGAAATTGTAAAAGTTGGCGAAAAAAATATTGATTTATTACCGTTGCAAAATAGCCTCAGCAAGTTCATGAATGTTCCAGCCGCATTATTAACAAATACAAAAAAAGACGATGACATGGGTAATTCCATTTTAGAAAAAATCAAATCTTTGCTTAACAATATGGACGAGAAAGAAGAAGTCACAAATATTGTTGAGGAAGAAAAAGTAATTGAAGAAGAGCCAAAAAACGACGAGGTGGAAGTTGCGATTAGCAAAAGAACTCAATCGGTGAAATCGAAAGCGTTCTCGAAACCTTATCAACCGAACTGGTGGCATTAAGAAACCAAGTAAAAAAAGGCGTTGGTCTTCCTTCGGGCGGGACAACATCTGAAAAGATTATTGAAACAAAAGCAAAATCGAGTCATTTTGATTCTTTTGCTGGATTAGTTAAAAACAAAATTGCACAAAGATAATGGCATTCAATCCAACCGCCCAGAATGTGAACAATTTTGACAACGATAATACATACGTCGGTCAAAATAGTTTAACCAGAACGAACCCTTACGCGAACGTTGACGGCTTAAATGCTGAAAAGTTGTACGGGGTTGATACCTTTGAAGACCGTATTCCTATTTCCGTGACATACGCAATCGCTTCAGCGGGTGACAGAACTACGATTACGCCTATTTACGGTGTAACAAGTGCTTCCGATTATTTAAAGTTTAATTTGATTGACGAAAGTGGTAACGAGGCTTATGGACGCTGGATATCTTCAGCACCTTCAGCAGCCTTTGATATTACAACAACCGCGTTAAACACGGCAAACGATTGGAAGGCTTTCTTTGCCACGGCTAAGGCTGGAGCAAAAACCGAGTTCTCATTTAAAATTGAATCGGCAGCGGTGTTGACTAACACGACTGCTACGATTACTTACGCTAACATTTAAAATTAATTAAAATGCCAATAACAGAGGTAAGCCAATTAGACGTATCGTTCAGAGGTACGGAGGCGAATAACATATTTTTAGAGCCAGTTTTCTTTGATGATGATTTAAGGGGTCAATTCCGTATCCTTGGAAACGTTGCCAATAAAAAGAAAATGGTTTTCGTTCAGCAACTGGAAAACATTGTAAGAAAATACTCGGGCTGCGGTTTTAACCCCGTGGGCTCAGTATCTATCTACGATAGAACAATCGACGTTGAAAAGATGAAGGTTGATTTAGAAATGTGCTGGGACGAATTTGAGGACACAGTTTTTGAGGAGTTGTTGAAAACGGGTACGCGTCTTCCTGATGTTTCGGGCACGTTGATTGAAAATATTCTTTTAACCCGTACACAACAGGCGATTCGTCAAGATGTTCAGCGTTTAAGCTACTTTGGTCAGCAGTCTTCAAACAATCCAAACTATGATGCTTTAGACGGTCTTTGGACGGTTTATTATCCTCAGTTGGTTACCGATGCCTTAGTGCCAAGAACTAACACGGGCTCAGGGTCTGACCTTGCTTCGGGTGATGGCTTTGCAATCCTTAGGTCTATTTACGACCAAGCGCCTTTGCAGTTAAAAGGATTACCAGCGGCGCAAAAGGTGTTCAATGTTACGGGTTCAGTTTACACTCAGCTTCGTGAAGACATTGAGAACGGCGGCGGCGGTGACTACGGTCTATTGCAGTTAATCAACGGGGTTGAGCAATTTACTTTCCGTGGTGTTCCTGTTGTGGCTCAATGGAGATGGGACGAGATTTTGACTAATCTGGGAACAACAAAGCCTCACTATGTGGAATATACAACGCCACAAAACAAGGTACTTGCAACCGATACTTTAAGCCCTGAGACGGCTTTGGAACTTTGGTACGACCAGAAAGACGAAAAGGTATATATTAAGGCTCGTTTTAAAATGGGTGTTAATTATATTCACCATTCCTTAATCAGCTTAGGCTACTAATCCAAAATAAATGAGTAGTATAACAAGCGGTTGGCTTAACCAATGCGTCGATGGAACTTGCGCTGGTGGTATCGGTAAACTTTATATTGCGAATGCAAATCAAGTTACGGGTTTCACCGCCAATGCCACGGCGGCGGTTACGGCAATCACAATGACGTCAACTGCCTCAGTATTTTACGAGGTAGAATTTAGGGACAATTCGGGCGCGTTCACGGAAACGGTAACGCAAGACCCAGACACCTTATCGGTTGCCGTTGAGCAAAGTTTAGTTGGTATTATAAATTGTCGCGACCAGGAGTTAAGAAACCTTATCCAAGATATGGCGAATCAGGCTTGCGGCTTGGTTTGTGTACACGTTGAAAATACGGGTAACTATTGGATTTGGGGTGCTGAAACGGTAGGGGCAAAGAAAAGACCAGCAAGGTTAACAAGTTCAGAAGGCTTGTCAGGTGCTTTGTTTACCGATTCAAACCAAGAAACATTAACCCTTTCTTGCCGTACTACAAACAAAGCGAGATTTATTGTTGACGGTGCAACCGTGATGGGAGCATTAGATTAAATAATGAATTATGATAGTTAGAGAAAAAAGTAAGTTGATGATTTACGTTGGGGCTGACCCAACGGGAAAGGCGGGAATACTTAAGAAGGCTATCGGAGATTTTACACAAGCAGAATTAAGGGGTTGGTATAGTGCCAACCCCGTATCTGTTAGCCAACACGTCATTTTTACTCCTGAGAAAAAAACCTATGAGCCAATTAAAGAAGACAATTCAAGCGACACCGAACAGGGCTAATCGAAATTTAAAAAGAAATCAAAGCCCTTTATTGGCTTCGGTGACTTTAGATACCTCTAACACCATGCTTGTTCAAGAGGACATTTTTAATGAACCTTCAAGGGAGCGGCTTGATTTCACGGGGGCAAAGTGGGTAAGATTTTTTACGCAAAAAGATGACTTTCTTAAAAGTTTAATTGCGATTGTAAATAATTCGCCAACACTAAGGCGTATTATTGAAGATAAAGTAAACATGGTTGTAGGTGACGGATTTATACCTATGAAAGGGAAATCCAACACTTTGCTTACAACCTCAATGAAAGGCGAAGTAATAACTGACGATAGCTTAAACGATATTGAGGAAGTTATAGGTCAGGTTAATTTACACAGCCAAAATTTACAAGAAGTTTTAGGTGCTTTGGCTTTTGATTATGATGCTTTTGGTAATTGTTTTGCAGAAATTGTAAGGGGAAAGGTTGGCAGTCAACCTTTCACTTACATTTATCACGTTCCCGTATACAACATTGGCATCAGGAAAGCAGAGGCTGACCAGATTATTCGTTCTATTGGCATTTATGACAACTGGGAAGAAGTCCCGTTGACGACTGAGGGGACGTATTATGAGAATGAGGGCTTTAGGGAAATACCGATTTACCCTGAGTTTAAAAAATTAGAGGACGGCACGGAGCGTTCGATTATCCACGTTAAACAATACGCGGCTGGGTATTTTTACTTTGGCTTACCTGAGTGGATTGGCGCGAAGATGTGGGCTGAAATGGAATACCGTATTCAGCGGTTTAATACCAGTAAATTTGAAAATGGCTTTATGCCTTCGGGTATTTTACAGTTCTTCGGTTCAATGACGCAGACGGAAGCTAAAAGCCTTGTCGAAGGCATTGAGTCAAAGTTTACAGGTATGGGCAATAATCATAAATTGTTTGTCCAGATTTTACGAGATGAAAAATTAAAAGCAAATTGGATACCCACTTCAAAAGAAAACGAGGGCGAATTTCTAAACTTGCAAAACTTGGCAGCCTCAGCGATTGTCGTGGCTAACCGTTGGTCAAAGTCCTTAGCGGGGTTTGCAACGTCGGGACAACTTGGCACAAATCAGCAGATACGCCAAGAAATGGAATACTTGCAAAACACGGTTATCAAGCCACGGCAAAACCTTTTGTTATCTAAAATTATTAACCCCTATTTAAACGAAATAAGCGCTTATAATCCAGCGTTTGTTGATGTTACCTTTGGCATATCTAACACGTTGCCCGTGTCCTTTATGGGAGATATTGCAGTTGAGCAGAATTTATCAGTTAACGAGAAAAGAGAAATATTAGGTTATGCGCCTATCGAAATAGAAACAACTACAACCCCAACCAATGAGCCAACTGATACAACCGAGTGAAGTAATAGCTGGCGGCGTGGCACGACCAACCCCAGCGGATATAAGAATTGATAAATCACTTATTAGCCCTCACATTCAAGATGCGGAGTACCGTTGGATTGTTCCCGCTATTGGCGTATCGTTTTATGATACATTGGTTGCAGCCAAAGGAAGTTCAACGGCTTTTAGTTCAACGGCTTACCAGCAACTTTGGGACAGTCAATTAAAATCCTTTTGCGCAAATGCCGTGCTTTACGAGGCGTCGCCTTATATCGTAATGCAGATGGGTTCAAATGGGCTTTATACCCTTGATAATGAATACGGGCAAAACGTGGGCGTTGAGGGATTGAAATTTTATCAAGATACTTTATTGCAAAGGCTTGACGTAAAGAAGAAAAGGATTAAGGATTATTTGTGTTCATGCGCTGCGGGGTTAACGGGATTTGTTTCAACCGCTATTGGTTGCCCTGATTCAACTTGCGATGAACATGAAGAAATAACAGACATTTACAATACTTTAGGCATTGTGCTATGATAGAGAAACCAAAGAAAGAAAGGCGATTCCTAAAGGCATTGGGGCGCGTCGGTGAAATACTAATTCAGGAGGTTTTAATTAAAATAGGGAGTAATTTAATCAAGAAGATTGGAGGCAAAAAAACTTTGCCTTCAATTCTTTTTTTACTCGCTTCCCTTAGCCTCTTCGCCCAGTACCCAAACACGGGCAACAAACAAAGGCTTGGATTCCAGACCACGGGCGACGGTTTGACTTGGCGCGGGTCATTATCGGACACGGCTGCTATTCAACCAACAAACAATCAAAACGCATGGGTCATTCTTGATACCGTTAACCTTAAAATATATTCCTTTGACTTTACTTCCAACGTCTGGAACTTGGTTGGTGGCGGTGGTTCAACGATTGACACGGCATCATTAAGCAATCGGATTAATTTAAAGCTAAATATTTCAGATACTGCGGCAATGCTTTTGCCTTACGCAAAAAAAAGCTATGTCGATACGGCTGGTAGATTTTACGCACGTCAAGACTTTTCCAACGTTTCAACCTCAACCTTAACTTGGACGCAAACCGACACCTTAGTTCCAGCGGGTGTAAATGTGGTTCAAGTTTACCGCAACGGACAAATTCTTTTGCCTTCTCAATACACTATTCCAACATCAACCAGCGTGGTTATTGGGACAACCTCTTTTAAAGTAGGGGAAAATTATACAGTTATATTTCCTAAAGGCGGTGGCGGTTCTGGTGGCGGTTCGGGTTCATTAACCTCAATCTCGGGCGGCACGGGAATAACGGTATCACCCGACCCAATTACAACCACGGGAACGGTATCGGCTGACCTTTCTGTTTTAATGGAATTATCGGACACGGCTTCATTGTCAAATAGAATTAATACTAAATTAAATATCTCGGATACCTTATCAATGCTTTCGCCTTATTTCCGTGACGCTGATACCTCGTCTTTAAATCTTACCTCAAGGTTTGCATTAAAATTAAACGCAGCGGACACGGCATCATTATCCAATAGGATAAACGCAAAGGGCACGGGCACGGTTACAAGTGTTGCCACGGGTTACGGGTTAAGCGGCGGAACGATTACCTCAACGGGCACTTTGGTTCTTGATTCAGCGGTTGTATTTTCTCGGATACGGGATTCGATTGTTGACGTTGCTATCGGGAATGATACCATCAAGATTTTAAAACAGGAATACGCACCAGCCACAACCAGCGTATTAACGTGGACAATAACGCCAAAATTCCCTATTCAATTAAAGGTATATATTTTAGTTTTTAGAAATGGGCAGTTACTTATCAATGACCAATACAATTTAACCGACACAAATAAAATTACTATTGTTTCCAATTCCTTTAAGGTCGGGGCTAATTACACGGTGGTCACGGTGTCAGGTATTGGTTCGGTCGGTTCGGCTCAAGGGAATCCCGTTTACCCTGAGGCTGGGATTGCAATAAGCACGGGGACAACGTGGACAACGTCTATTCCCAATAATTCAGCAAATTGGAATATTGCCTTTAATGATAAAATAACAAACGCAGCCTTCTCAGGGACAAATACAAAAACCTTGACTTTGACGCAGTACGACGGTGGTACATTTGCGCCAACGTTTACCGATTTGCAAGGCGTCACTGGTTCGGGAACAATAGATTATATTCCAAAATTTAGCACAACGACCGAGGTAACCAATTCCGTGATTCAAGAAAGCAGCGGTAACATTGGTATAGGAACAACACCTACATCAAATTTAGAATTAGCAAGAGGTAAATTTATTACTTTAAATAGTAGAGAATCAGGCTTTCCAGAAGATTCATCAGGAATAATGATATATGAAACAGGAACTAAAACTGCTACGGACATAAATTTTGGTGCAAAAATTATGTACAATTCAGTATCTGATAATTTTGAAATAAAAATGAAAAATAATAATGGTACAACATTATTTAACCCGCCAGTATCAATTTCGATACCTCGAGGAACTGGCGTAGTTAATATAGGAACATCTTTAGCGGTCACGGGCAACATTACCGAAGGCGGCAACAATGTCTTAACCAACCTTGACACGGCATCATTATCAAGTAGGATTGACCTTAAATTAAATAAAACAGATACTGCATCTTTATCAAATCGTATTGACTTAAAATTAAATAAAACAGATACGGCATCTTTATCAAGCCGCATTAATGGTAAAGTATCGTTAACAGGAGATGAATATATTAATGGTCAAAAAACATTTGGGGGTTTAATTATTCCATCAAATGGAATGCAATTAACTGCAACTGGTAGCAACTCAAATAAACTAATTGGAATTAATGCAAGTAGCTTTGTTGGAGAAGTAACACTTTCAACACCTATAACTTTATCATCAAATACATTAAATATTGCT